GCCGTGACCGAGGCCCCCGCCGCATGAAGCTTCACCTGCGCGCCGCCTGGCAGGCCCTCCGGGGTTACGCGGCCGCGCAGGACAACCGTGCCTCGACCTGGTCACCCTCGGGCGGCAGCGCGAATGGTGAGGTCGGCATGGCCGCCGCCAGCGTCGCACGCCGCGCGCGCGACGCCGTGCGCAATGATCCCTATGCCGCGCGTATCGTAGATCTCTGGACCGGCAATGCGGTCGGTGCGGGTATCACGACGCGCTGGCCTGAAACCGCGCATCGCAATGCCTGGCAAGCCTGGACGGAGAGCACAGCCTGCGATGCTGAGGACAAGCTCGATCTTTATGGCCTGCAGGCGCTGGCCATGCGTGCGGTGGTCGAAAGCGGCGAATGCTTCATTCGGCTGCTGAGCGTGCCGACCTCGCCGCGGAACCCGATCGGCCTCAGCTTGCAGCTACTGGAAAGCGATCATCTGGATACCGCGCGCAATGGCGTGGTGAATGGCGCGCCGACCATCCAGGGCATCGCGCTTGGATCGGCAGGTGAGCCGATTGGATACTGGCTGTTCCCGACGCATCCCGGCGCCTGGATGCTGCCGGGCGCGCGGCTGGCGAGCAATTTCATCCCCGCACGCGATGTGCTGCATGTGTTTCGCAAGCGCCGCCCTGGGCAATTGCGCGATGTCTCCTGGCTTGCGCCCGTACTGCTGCGGCTGCGTGATCTTGGCGATTATGAGGCCGCACTGCTGATGAAAGCCAAGATCGAGGCCTGCCTTGCGGCGGTGGTCACCGATGATGGCGAGGAAACCCTCACCAAGCCCAGCGATAGCAATTCCGGCCTGCTCCGCGATGCCCAAGGCCGCGCGGTAGAAAGCTTCGAGCCTGGGATGATCCTGTATCGGCGCGGCCAGGGTGATGTAAGTGTGGTGAACCCCTCAGGCGGTGGATCGCATACCGCCTTCGCGCGACGCTCACTTGAAGCCGCTGCCGTCGGTGCTGGCCTCACCTATGACCAGGTCTCCGGCGATTTGACGCAGGCGAATTACTCCAGCCTCCGCGCCGGCAAGATCGAATTCCGTCGGCTCTGCGAACAGGTGCAATACGGGATGCTGATCCCGATGCTGGTGCGACCCATCGCCGAGCGCTTTCACGCCCAAGGCGCGCTGCTCGGGCTTTGGGCGGATGTCATGCCGAAGGGTGTCGCGCATGTGCCGCCAGCGCACGAGATGATTGACCCGCTGAAAGACACCACCGCTTTGATCGCCCAGGTCCGCGCGGGCTTTGTGCCGCAGCCCGAGGCCGCCGGCGCCTTTGGCTATGATTTCCGCTCGGCGGTCGAGATGATCCGCGAAGCCAATGCCGCGCTGGATGCGGCGGGCATCTCGCTTGATACCGATCCCAGGCGTGTCGCCAAATCCGGCGGCGCGCAGGACGCGGCGCAAATGGCGGCGGTGGAAATCGCCGCGACCGGCGCGGCAGCGCCGCCACGCCCAGAAACCACACCGGGAGCAGCACCATGACCGCAGGCGGCTATGATCCCATCGAGGATATGCTCAAGGTAAAGAGCGTCCAAAAGAAATGGCGCGACAGCTTCAACGGCAGCGAGGTCAACCCCGGCAAATGGACACAGCAGATCGGCAGCGGTGCCAGCCTTGGTGTCGCCGGCGGCGTGCTGACGATGGCCAGCGGCTTCGCGGCGAATGCGGAAACCTGGCTGCTCAGCACCGAGGTTTTCACCATCCCGTTTCGCCTCTCGATCGCCGTGACGCTCTCGCAGCGCATTGCCAATCAGGGTTTCCTGGTGGAGGCGGTGAGCTTGAACCGCGAGACCGGCCTGCCCGATGGGCTGCATGCGGCGGCCTTGCTGTTTGATGGCACCAACCCCGCCCAGGCGAAGTATGAGGTTCAGAATGGGGGTCTCGCGCGGCTTTCCTCGGCGGTTTCGACCTTTCCCTCGACTGCAAGCAATGGGATTTATGAGATCGAGGCTTTTGCCGATGAGGCTTGGTTTCATGGTGGCGTTTTGGATGCCACCACGGGCCGGGCCAATTCCTATCGCCGGCATCAACAGATCCCTGATCCCAATGCGCTCTACAAGGTGCGGCTACGCTGGCTGAATGGTGCAACGCCGCCTGCGAGCAGCAGCAATGCGGTGGTGCAATTCCTGGCCGTGCAGGATTACGCGGAACTGACGGCGGAAATCACGGCCGGGCGCGGCCAATCCGTGGCTGGGCAGAGTGTCGCGGTGAATGTGGTTGGCATGCCAGCGGCACCGGCCATTATCGGGCAGGCTGCGCATGATGCGGTGATTGCGGGTGCGCCCATACGGATCGGTGGCCGGGCAGCGACGGCGAATTATGCGCCGGTCGCGACTGGTGATGTCGCGGATTTGATCACGACGCTGGTCGGTGCGCTGATCAGCAAACCCTTCTCGATCCCTGAATTGGACTGGTCCTATGCCGGGCCGCTTGCCGGGCTTGTCACTGCCGCCGATACGGCGGCCAAGGCTGCAGCGGGGGCTGGCATCCGGAATTACGTCACTGGCCTGCAAGTGCAGAATGCCTCTGCCACCGCGACCGAGTTTCAGATTAAGGACGGCACGGCAACGGTGCTGTGGCGCTGCCTGCTGCCGGTCAATAGCGGGCTGCTTGGCATCAGCTTTCCAAGCCCGCTCAAAGGCACGGCGAATGCGGTGCTGAATGTCCAGGCGGTCAGCGCGGGCAGCGTCGTGATTGCCAATCTGCAAGGCTACGCCGCGCCTTAATCTCCACGATCAAGGAATAACCCATGACGGAAATGCCCGACCCGGGCGGGAGCGATCCCGCGCCGGCTGATCCCGCTTTGCCCGATCGACTTCCCTCCGATGGGCAATCGATCACCGCGCGCCGCGCGATCACCGCACCCGCAACCGTCGATCGTGCCGCCCGCACGGTGGAAGTCGTCTGGTCCACCGGCGCGCGGGCACGCAACTTTGTCCCATCCCTCGGCGGCATTACCGAGGAATTGGACATGTCGCCCAATGCGGTGCGCATGGCGCAGCTCGGCTCCGGCAATGCGCCGGTGCTGAATACCCATCGCAGCAGCGATGCGCGCGATGTGCTGGGCCGTGTGATAGCTGCGCGGCTTGAAGGCGGGCGCGGCCATGCGCGGCTGCAATTCTCTGGCGCTGCCGATGTGGAACCGCTCTGGCAGCGCATTGCCGATGGCACGCTCCGCGCGGTCAGCATTGGCTATCGCGTGCATCGCTATGACCAGCGCCCTGATCCGGTGAGCGGTGAGATGATCTACCGCGCCGTGGATTGGGAACCTTTTGAGATTTCGATCGTGCCCATCCCCGTTGATCGGGATGCGCAAGTGCGTGGCGCGGCGCCGCAGGGCGCGCCGTCCTTCGCCATTGAACCTGCCCTGGAGAATGAGGACCCACCCATGACCGAGACGACGCCGGAAACCCCGGCAGCCCCTCCGGCGCCGCCTGCCGCGTCGCCCCCCGCAACCACCACCGTGGAAACACCGCCTGACCTTGAAGCCTTGCGCAGTGAGGCACAGCGCGCCGAGCGTGAGCGTATCTCCGGCATTGATACCGCAATTGATGCCGCACGCGCCCTGGTTGGCACCGAGACCGCCGCGCATATCCGGCGCGAGGCTGTCGAGCGCGGCTGGCACCCGGACCAGGCGCGCCGGTCTTTGTTCGACGCCATGGTGAAAAGTGCCGCACCGCCCTCCGTTCCCGCGCGACCGGAAACCGGGCCGGGGCATGACTCGCCCTCGGAAATCTTGGACGCCATGGCGGAGGCCTTGGCCGCGCGCAGCATGCCGGGCTACCAGCCGCAAGGCACAGGGCGCCACGCGGAATTCATGGGCTGGCGGCCTTCCGACATGATCGGCGAATTGCTGCGCGTCCGCGGTGAACGCAACGTGCCGCGCAACCCGACACTGCTCGCCGAGCGTGCGTTTCACACGACGTCTGACTTTCCCCTGCTGCTTTCGGCTGCGGCGAATAAGATGCTGCTCGCGGCCTATCAGCCGGCGGCGCCGAGCTATCGGCAGATCTTCCTGCGGCGCGATTTCCGCGACTTCAAGCCGCATCGCCATCTGCGCGTTGGTGATTTCCCAACGCTGATGCCGCTGATGGAGAATGGCGAGATCCAGGCCGGCACCATGTCGGAAAGCCAGGAAATCGTCCTGCTGCAAACCTTCGCCCGGCGCATCCGCGTGACGCGGCCGATGCTGGTGAATGATGACCTCGGCGCTTTCACGGATTTCGCCGCTGCGATTGGCCGGCGCGTGGCGGATTTCGAAAATGCCACGGCCTATGCGCTGCTCAATCAAGC